AGGGATATCCTCCAAGGCAATCGCTCGCGTACCAGTCCCAACCGATGCGTCCCACCAGTAGATGTTGCCACCACGCACTGCGGCAACCAGATCCTCGCCGAAGTTATCAAGGCTCCAGATCCGGATCTGACCAGTGCTTACTCCTGAACTGGAAGCCGCCCCCCACGTTCCGCGTCCCCAAGTGCCGGTACCCCACCCAGTTCCAAACACCTGCGTGTCCGGTCCGGTGTTGATCTGGTATTCAGCCTCAACCGCAGCGCCACCACCGCTGACACCAGCCGATGCTGACGTAACGCCAGTCACCTCGATCGTGTACGTGCCGGAAGTCAGCACCTCGATCACCTGAAACTCAGCGTTCAACATCCCGGTCGTGTAGTTGTCAAACGCGGTCGCGCCAGAGAACGTCACGAAGTCGTGCAGCACCACGCCATTGCTCGCGTCGGTGACGGTCAACTTCCCGTTCGATGTGGATTGCGTGGTGAATGGGTTCGCGCCAAGCGTGACAGTCCTGCGGATCGGGGTGATGTCGTAGTAGTCACCACCCGTCTCCACGTACAGCTTCAGGTTCGTCCCGTAAGCGGTGTAGCTCGTGCCGTCAAGCGCGGTCCACTGATGCAGTGCGCGACATTCACCAAGAAACTCATTGGACGTGTACGCCTGCCATCCGCCAATCGTCTCCGGATACCCCATCCTAAAACGCACCTTGTCGGAGTCATACCACCCGCCGCTGTTTGACAGGTCAGTGATGTCCTTGGTGATGCCTGGACGGAGCTTGAGAGACTGGAGCATTACTTTTTAGTGGGCTTCTCGGCAAACAAAGCGGCCACGGCAACAATGACAGCCGCAGCCTTTTCGGCATTAACCTTTTTGTTTGGATCGACTGTTTCACCAGCAGTCGTCAGTACGGTTGCAGCGCCAATAGTGGCGACGGTTTTAAGTATGGCTTTCCAGTTCATACCAGTCCTTATATTAGATTTGCCCATGCTCCAGCTTCATACCCCTGGAACTTGGCGGTTGTGGTGTTATAGATGATCAGCCCGTTAGACGGGGTGAGTGCATCTCGTTGCGTGGTGGTTAGGCGCGGCACTAGCAGTCCACCTGTGGTCGTCGACAATTCAAGCTGCCCAGCTCCAGTAAGGCGCATCTTCTCGGACGAAGTGATAGCACCTGCTGGCGTGACTTCAAAGACGATGGCTGTCTTGGCCGTAGAGTTCGTGAAGTTCTCTTCAGCCACAAAGGCTACACGACCGAGGTTGCTGCTCCAAGTGTTCGTAAGATATCCGCGTCCTTGAAGCTGGCATAGATAACTGGCATTTTGTACTGCCGTCAAAGCGGCCCCAGTCCCCTGTCCTAGTCTGCCAATGAATGCAGCAGAGTTGGTAATCCCAGTGATCATCACCCGGTTGCCAGTACCTGAGTCAGACCCAACGATATTAACGTCCGTCGTCTGGTCGGGAGTCACCGCAACTGTATTTGAGTTCACCTCAAACGTAGATCCAGGCGTGGTCGTTCCAATAATGAACCGACTATTAGTTGTGTCTAGCGCTGCCTTCTGTGTTCCGGCCGAATTCTGAAGCCTGATAGCTGCTGTCGAGTCTGCTCCAGGCTTTATCGACAGAGTGGAGGCAGAAGTGTACGTAGCAGCCTTGAGCGCAGTAGTCACCTCCCAGCTATCGAGCAGCCGCGTCACGTTGGCATTCGACCCGGTACCGTCCAGCCGCACCAGCGCCCAGTAGCCGTTGGCCACCGTGACAGTAGAACCAGACCCTCCACCTTGAGCCATGATTACGGAGAAGCCGCCCGATGTGCCGTTGTATACGAAGTACCACTTCTCCGCATCGTTCGGCGTCACCGTGACAGTGCAATTAGCACCCGGCGACCCAGAGAACAACAGCACGCGGTTACGCCCGTCGCTCGCCGCGCCATCAGTGATCGCCAGCGAATGGGTTGATCCAGTGAGCGTGACAGACACTACGCCGTCGAGGGCGGTGTCAGCTAATGATGTGAAGCTATCATTAACTAAACTCCCCCAAGAATTGTTGTTCTCGCCAGTAGCAGGGAGGACGAAACCGTTGTTGGTTGTGTAGGAACTCGGGATGGCACACCTCTGATCTGTGAAGCGCTAACGCTACACGCTACTCAAAATAGTCTGGAACACGATGAAGCCAGCGTTGGCGGTCGCCGCTGGGAATTGAACTGTGAACGTCGACGCTGTGCAGGACTTGTCTGATCCGAAGTCGATCACAGCAATAGCTGGATTGCCAACCGCCGTGTCGTCGTACAGCAGCGCACCGCGAGCCGTGAACGTCGACGCTGCCCACGAGGCATCCGCGAAGTCGACGATCACCACAGTTCCGTTCGACGTTGAAGCCGTCGACACAGTCGGCGCGACGGTCGTACCGCCAGCCGTATACCCGCCAGCCGTGGCGAGTTCGTTCGTCGCCGTGTACGCCGTCGTTGAAGCGTCAAGCGTGGCGCTGGAACTGTACAGTGCTGCCCGGAACGTGTGAGTGCTGAAGTTAAACACACCGTTAAGCAAGTCCGTGTAAAACGAGGTGCATACGGCGCTCCCAGTGAAAGACATTATTGAACCTCTCTAGCGGGAGGAGAGTTTCGGTACTCGTCGTTGAGTTGCTGCACGTCAACCGACTGCTTCAGCGACTGCATCGCGCGGTCAAACCGCTCTTGAAACGTGTCGCGCATATCCTTCTCGCCTTTCATGTAAACGTAGCCCTCAAGCAACGACCCATACAGCAGCGCCTCTGGGAACTGCACGCTCAACCAAGTGGATCCGGCTGTCACTACTGATGTAGGATTGCCAAAGTAGTAAAGCTCGTAAGTTGCGTAGGCTGACGGAATCGGTCCAACGATAATAGTTGTCGAAGAAGACCCAGCCGTACTCAGGCAGTAGTGAGCAGGGAACCCCGCATCGTTATACTGGTACACCGTTCTCAGCCAACTCAGTTGCTTCTGTAGTAATGGTCTGCGCTCGCCATCGATCGTCATGAACAGCGCTTCCGGTTCAAGAAACGCCGCAGGACAAGTAATTACTTCCTCGCCTGCAAGCAATGCACCCGTTTCTGACAACCGCTGATCAGGCGTATTCACCGTATGGTAAATACGGTTTTCCGCCTGATTGACGATCGTAGGAATATTGGAGACAAAACTTGTTTCCGAGTTCTCCAAAAAATCCTGCAGTAGCTGGTTGAGTTCAGCGTAAGTCACTAGCAGCCCTTCTTCATGCCGCCCTTAGCCATCTTCGGCGCGGGACCATTCTTGCCAGCCTTGTTCGGCTTCTGCGTGTTCGTGGTACGACCCTTCATTTTCAGCTTTCCTCCCTTCTTGTCTCGTTGCGCATCGAGGCCAGCGCCACCACCCGTGCTCTGCTTTGACACAGCAAGGTTGTTCGCTGCCTGTTTCTTGTTCGCCATCAGCTTCGACAGCACATCAATGCCGTTCATGATAAGCGCCGATGTCATGCCAGACTTGCCACCAAGGCCACCGACCGCGCCCGTCGCGATCGCCTTCAGCATGGCAGGGTTGTTGAACCGACTGGCCATCTTCGTCGGAATGCCAGCCATCTCGCCGGAAACGATGCGCTGCGCCACTCCAGGCAGAGGCCCCGCATCGACATCAGCAAACGTCCCGCCACCTGCCTTACGCGGCGTCCATGGCTGTCCTTGAAATTTACGCATTCTTCCCTCCCTATGAGGTGGTTACTGTGACTTGACCAAGACGCGCCTGCGCCCCAAGTCCGACCACTGGATTAAAGCCAGCGAATGCGCGGATACCCACGTACTCCCCGGAGTTTGGCCTAGCCTGATACAAAGCCTGCGGGTCAGCCGTTCTGACGCGGCCAACCTGCAACTGCGGGTTATCCACATCATAGCAGTCTGGGCAGACTTTTAAACCATCCCATTTCTGGTTCGTGATGTGCTTCCGCAAATCACGATATTTGCAGTCCCGTCCGCAGATGTCGCATACCGCATTTGCGTGTCTGCCGGATGCGTATGCCATCTCAGAGGTACCCCGTAAACGGCACGATCATCCACGACGACCGATCGCGGTCCTCGCTCGCGGCAAGCTCGAAGTCTTCCTCGTACCGCGCCTTCAACTCCTGCACGATCGGCTGACCAGCACGCTTCTTTGCGGCCAAGTGGTACGCCAGTCCACTCGTCATGGCGGCAAGAAAGCGGAACGGAACATCCGCCGTATTTGAGTACGTACTCCCAGCATCCTGGATCCGACGCAAACGCCAGTAGTAAAAGTAATACGTCTGCGTATCATCAGGCACCTGCCACAAATACAAAGTAGGTGCTGAGGTGCCACGATGCAGCATCCACTGCGTGGGGTATCCAGTCGTCGTCTTGTTCGGGATAGCCTGATACGTGTCAAACGTGATCCGCTGGATCTGGATATCCGTCTGGGTTGTCGTGTTACCAGAGTTGGTGCGGATCGCTCCATCTAGCAGGTCGACCGTATCCGCTGGCAACGTGTACGTAGCCTGACTCGCAGTCAGCAACTGCGTCCCAGACTCCAGCGTCCACATGTTGATGCCGCG